GTTTTGGTGATGGAGTCGTTTCCATTTTTTCGATGCATTTAACAAGTTAAATTCATGTTTGTTGTTTGATGAGTGTCATCTACACATATATCAACAAGGGGAGATATATGTGTAGTTCACTGCGTTCACTTTGGAACCCCTTCGACGGAGCCGGCAAGGTTTTGAGCCAGGTTGTTTTTTGCGTCCGCTTCGCTTCCGCTTTTTTGTCCTGGCTCTTTTATTTCCGGCCCCGTTGTGTCCGGGGTTCCTTTGGTAGCGTTTTGTGCTCGAGTCTCATTGTATTGGTCGAGCAGTATTGTTGCATCGGCTAAATCGAAGTCGGGACTTCTCATTGGATCGATTGAATCGAGTGACGGGTTTTCTTCGTAGTACCCGTCTTTTGCGATGCGTGGGGCCTGGCCTCTTGTGTACTTTTCAAGTATCTCAGAGATTGTGTACGCCTGGCCTGGTATAGTCATACTTTGTCCTTCATTGTATTCCATGTGAGAAGGGGAGAGTTTGAAATTGTATTTCGTATTGAAGGACCATTTTTTTGTTTCGGGTAATTGTGTCCCGAGAATTTGATTTGAGTTTTGATTTTGTTTTTTCATTGTGTATTGTAATTTTTAAGTATCTGAGTATATTAACGGGCGTGGGTGTTTGATTGCTATTCGCTAGTGCGCTTCGCTTCGTGTTTGATAAGGTTCCGCCTCGCTTTCGCTCTATTTTAGTCTGATAATTGTTATGATGTTTACAATGTAGGTGTTCCGTATATAGGCATTGGCCTGAGAGCTTTAACGTCATTGTAAATATGAAGATACAGTTTATGTACTTCAGGAGTCTCAACCGCGAAGATGCGGTGAGTAGGATCGCTTTGAACAAAGCTGGCATTAAGCTGGGGACGGGTTCCGAAGATACGACCCATGTGCCAATGTGCCTGGGTATCTTTGAAATCCCCATGTACTGATGATTGAGCAAATTTGTATTCTGCATAACGGGATTGATAGCCGAACACTTCCATGTTTTCAGTATCGGCGGGTGTGTAATATAGTTCTTTGTTGTAAACTTCCTGTTCGCCCAGGTTTGCGAATTCTGGCCAGTAGTATTCAAGTTTGTCGAACTTGGTCCACATTCTATGAATGTTGTTTTGATATGCGGTCCTGGGTAACGTCGAGACAATTCCGATTACATAACCATGTTCTTCGAAGAATTTGGTAAAGGAATTTGATTTGCCGACTGAGATACCGTGTCCATACATTTCGCCACCTGGAACAGTTTCGTTATTGAAGGTTGATAGTACTTCGCTTATAACTATTGGCTGTTTTCCACCGCCTAAGTATTCCGGTCTTTGTAACCTGGCATCTGAAGATTTGACGCCGAAGTGTGACATTATTTGTTCTATGTACCTGGAGCCGGCGCGAGCATTTTTTTCAAGCCATTCTTGTAGCCTGGTTGCGCGCCTTAATTCATTGATTGTTATTTCAAGACCTTCAACGTTTTCGATTTTAAGAGAATTAGAGCCTGAATCTTGCAAGTCCCTGTAATTGTCTGTTATCTGTCCGAGTTGAATATTTCCGCTTGCTGGTAAATTACCATTTGAGAGTATTGCTTTTGCTGGTTCAGCATATTTGACTGTATTTGGAAGTAAGACATCACCGCCCCTTTGGGCCCAAGGTAAAGCTGAAGTAAAATAGTCTTTTTCCCAGGCGCGCTTTCTCATAGTAAGTAAAGCCTGGGTGTCTTGCATTGTAGGATTTCCCCCTGATATTGAGAAATCAATTTTTGGCTCTAAGTTCTGATCGCGATAGTATTCATTGTATATCATCTGATAGGCCCTAAAAGGTAGTGCAGACACATAAGAGGAGTTTGATCCTGGCGGTAGGTCCGTAGGTAGGCCCATATAATCAGCCAGGGTTCCTTTGTCAGCATATGCGCCCAGGGCGTCATACCAATCGATTTTTGGATAATTGGCTGTTTGTTTTCCATCTTCGCCACCGGTTATGAAGGTTTGCCAATCTGAGTAAATAAGCCTCATTGGCACGAAGAAGTAATGAGTATATACGTTAACGCGATGCATAACGGGTGATATCATTGGCGCAAGGCGCATTAGTATTTCAGAGTTTGCTCTGAATTTGTCCCCTGGTACAACTTCCTGGAGAAGTATCGGGACCAGGTCCCCCATGTTACAAGAGAGTTTTTTTTCATGTGACAGATCAAAAGAGTTTGACCTGGGACGTGTAATTTTTACTGTGTTAAAGAGTTGATTTTTCATTGTCTGATTTTTTTAGTTTGAATATTTCTTTTGACTTTTTTTGAATGATTAGATCATAATGTAAATCTAATCCGGTTTGAATCCACAATTTTGCAATTGTTTCGAGTAGCATTTTTTGACGTTTGTCTGTTTTCATTGTAAGAACGTTTTAGTTAATAATTCGATAAAGATAAGGATTTTTATAAAAATCCACGTTTTTTGATATTTTCTTTTGCCTGGTTCATGATCTGTGTTTTGTAATCGGTATAGTCATAACCACGATCAGTTATGTCGTTATATTCTTTGACGTACCGATCCAGGCGAGCGTCTAAAACTTTTTCGTTATTAGCTTCTATTTCTTCTTTGCTAAATATACGATCCCGCAAATAGCGGGGTAATAGTACTTTTTTGCCGTCCTGGGTGACAGAGTAAAACATCTGATTTTTTCGATGATAGTCTGTATGGGTTAAGTAACTTTTCCCCAGGCCGTTTGAGATATGCGAGAACGGGGGTGTTTGTCCTTCGCGGTAGTGGCTTTTTTTTAAGATGTAACCAGTAACATATTGTATCGATTTTTCTGTTACGGTTCCGGAGTGAACGCGTCCGTTTTTCCATATTTTTTGAATGTATATTTCCAACTCAAGTTGATCGTAAGAGTTATACCTGGGTAAGTTGAAAATTAGTAAATGATAGTGTGGTCGTAGAGTTTTTTCGCCGTATTCACCAACAGCGTAGTATTTGATTCTATTGGCCTGATACTGAGCGAAATCAATTTTCTTTGCCTGGGACATCCTTTTGTACCACCGGAATTGATCTTGTCTTAAACGCTTTAAAAATAGCGTTAAATCGGATTTACATAAATCCCAATTTGTTTGATCTTCGGTCCAGGGTAAGTGATTATCGTCATAAGTAAGGGTTAGAAAATTAGAGTTGCCCGAGCATTTTTGTTGCTCGAGCAGTCTGAAGGTCCATTCGCTTTGATAGCGTTTTTGGCAAGGGATACATTTACCGCATGGTATTGTTATGCGGTCAGCGGGACCCCGACCATTTGGCCGGGGAACGCTGGCAGGGTGAAAGCAGTCCATATTTTTACAGTCTGATTCCACCACGAGATACGGTATATGAGCCTAAACGTCTGCTTTTACCGCGTCTTTTCGAGTTGCTTCTTCTTCTTTTCATTTTTTTACGGGATTAAATAGTGATACCGGCTTTATAAAACGGCCAAGGGTTCCCAGTCCGCCGGATATAAGATTGAGAACGTTACGGGCATCCCCGTATTTAAGGTTTAGTTTCTGCATCATAGTATTTGCAGTTGTATTGCTGATGCGAGCATCCATAAGATCATTTTGTTTCTGAAGAAATTCAAGTTGCATCCTCATTTTACGGTCCATATTGTAATAGTCCAATTGTTTCGCCTGGCGATTGTAAAAGGATAGCATTGATTGATCTTCACTTTGCATAGCTTGCTGACCCAAGATTGTATTTTTATAACCACCGCCGGAGAAACCGAAATGTTCGGCGATAGTTTTTTGTACAGCTGAAATTCCGGCTTTGTTTCGATTGTCGTCAGCCTGGGCTGTTAAGTTATCGATTTGTGCCTGGCGGAGTCTGAAATCTTGGTATTGAGATAGCATACCAGGTATATTCCCTGAAGGGGCATAGTCATACTTTGCAGTAGGTGCCTGGTATTTTGGTAGAGTAGTAGCCTGGCCCGCTGATGCGGTTCCCTGGCCATAGATAAGCATAGGATTAAGACCGGCTTTTTTATACCGGTCCATCTGTGCAGTAGGTGAGTTATATTCGTTTTGACGGTTCCACATTTCCAGGTCTTTAGAGTATGCATACTCTGACGCCATTTTATTAGCCTGGATAGTAAGGTCCGTATTACGATTTTGAACCTTTGCATTTTGCCGGTTCTGTATTATTCCGCCTACCGTCCCAATAAGAGACGTTAGCGGGTTTCCGAGATTTGAAAGAATCCCGGGTTTTGGTGATGGAGTCGTTTCCATTTTTTCGATGCATTTAACAAGTTAAATTCATGTTTGTTGTTTGATGAGTGTCATCTACACATATATCAACAAGGGGAGATATATGTGTAGTTCACT